GCACCACATGGCAGTAGTTGTGCTTGTCAACTCAGAAAAAGAAACCGTAAAGGTCTACGGCTTAAACATAGGCGAGTCCGAAGTGCCGTTGTTATTAATCGAAGCCGCAGGTGAGGTTGGGCAAAGGGTGTTGGAAGAGAAGAACAGGACACTTCAATGAACCAAGAGTGGCAATACCTAACAGACGATGAGATTAAAGAAATCGTTAGTGGTGGTCGAATCTACGAAGGCGGTATTGGTGGCTACACCCGTGAACTGTTTGACAAAATAGAAGCGAAGATAAGAGAGAAGAATGAGCGCACCATTTGATAAGGTATTAGTTGTTGACTTTGAAACACGTTGGGATAGAAGCGACTACACGCTGTCAAAACTAACTACTGAGCAATACATTCGGGACAAGAGGTTCAAGGCGTTCGGGTTGTGCTTCAAGTGGCTAGACGATGACGTTGAGTCTGTAGCCGAGTGGGTTGCACACGATGACATACAGGCGTGGGTCGACAGTATCGACTGGGCTAACACCGCAGTGCTCGCACACAACGCACAGTTTGACGTAGCGATTCTTTCATGGGTGTATGGTGCTAAGCCTGCGTTCATCTTTGATTCGTTATCCATGGCTCGTGCTTTGCGTGGCGTAGAAGTAGGCAATAGCTTGGCTAAGCTTGCTGAAACCTACGAACTACCACCGAAAGGTGATGCAGTGCATAGTACCAACGGCATGGTCGACATACCTTATGAAGTAGAGCAAGAGCTTGCTGAGTATTGCAAGCATGACGTGTATTTGTGCGAGCAGATATTCAAAAATCTTATGCATGAAGTTGAGGGCGGGTTTCCTGTTAAGGAGCTAAAGCTTATAGACATGACGCTTAAGATGTTCTGTAACCCTGTACTCGAACTAGATAAGGAGATGTTAGATGAGGCGATTGCCGAAGAGAAATACAAACGTGAAGCCCTGCTCGCCAAGGTTGGGGTGGAGGATGCGGCGCTTGCTAGCAACGACAAGTTTGCAGATGTATTGCTTGGGCTTGGAGTTACGCCACCGAAGAAGGTTAGCAAAACGACAGGTAAAGAAGCGTATGCGTTTGCCAAGAACGACGCTCTATTCCAAGCGCTACTCAATTCCGATAATGAAGATGTATCGCTCATCTGTGAGGCGCGTCTTAAAGTTAAAAGCACGCTTGAACGCACACGAGCTCAACGCTTTGTTGACATTGCGCAACGAGGTACGCTCCCTGTTCCGCTTAACTACTACGGCGCACACACAGGTCGTTGGTCGGCAAGCAAAGGTTCGGGGCTTAATCTTCAGAACCTCAAGCGGGGGTCTTTCTTACGTAAATCTATACAAGCACCGATGGGATTTACGCTTGTTGTCTGCGACTTATCGCAAATTGAACCGAGGGTGCTTGCGTACCTCAGCGATTATCACTCACTACTCAACATCTTTTCTTCGGGTAGGGACGCGTATGCGAGCTTCGGCGCACAAATGTTTGGTATTCCAGACCTTGACAAAGAAAGTCACCCCGAACTCAGGCAGTCTGCCAAGTCTGCGCTACTAGGGTGTGGGTATGGCATGGGCTGGGCTAGCTTCAGTGCACAGCTATTGACTGGCTTCCTAGGTGCACCACCTACCATGTATGACAAAGCATTTGCCAAGCAGTTGGGGGTATCTTCACAAGACGTGTCAGATTTTGTTAACTGGAAGCGCAACATCGACATGATGGCTGAGATACCGCACACCTGTAGTGATGATGATTTACTTATTCATTGTCTCGCCGCCAAGAAGATTATTGATATTTATCGTGACAAAGCACAACCTGTTGTGGACTTATGGGGTCTTAGCAACGACTTGATAAAACATAGCTTGGTTGATGGCAACGAGTATCAATACAAGTGCTTGACATTTTCAAAAGAAAGCATAAGATTACCGAGTGGGCTACCATTACGCTATCCTAATTTAACTGGAACCGCCGATGAAAAAGGCAGAATCCAGTGGCATTATGGCGCCGATGAGAAGTCAATCAAAAAGCTTTATGGCGGTAAGATAGTTGAAAACTTCGTGCAAGCAGTAGCACGATGTGTAATGACAGACGGCATGCTCAGGATACAAAAGAGGTATTCCTGCGTATTAACCGTGCACGATGAAGTTGTAGCATTAGTCCCCGAGGACGAAGCCAAAGAAGCTGAGGCTTGGGTTTTAGAACAAATGGTGGTTGAACCATCTTACATGCAAGGAATACCGCTTGATGCGGAAACAGGTTGTAACAAACGATATGGAGAAGCTAAATGAAGATGCCTAAAAGTGTTATGGTCGGTGAGACCGAGATAGTTGTACAACAACCCGATGGGTTGAAGCTTGATAAGGACGTATGCCGTGGTGCATATTACCGTAGCGACAACAAAATTATTGTTGCCAAGGGCAACCCTGAGCGTAATGTGATATACGACGTTGACGAAAGAGCCAATACCTTTTGGCACGAGCTTACACACGTAATCCTACAAGACATGGGCGAAAGAAGACTTAACGCCAACGAGAAGTTTGTCAGCGCTTTTGCCGACCGACTACATCAAGCAATCAAGACTGCGAGGTTTTAAATGGAAGAAGTTGTTAAAGATGATAAAGCTTGGGTCGCTAAGCTAAGAAACTTTATGGTTGTATTGCTAGTGGGATTTGCTCTTGGCACTATGGTTTCTAATGCTACATTTACCTACCACTTGCAACAGGACTGCGACACTATGAAGCAGTTCCGCATTGGTAAGCTAGCCTATACGTGCTTGGTGAAGTAATGACATTCTTAGTAGCGAACATACCGCCAGTTAAATGCTTCGTGCGTAAAGAGTTTCTTTATAACCACGAGCAAGGTCATGGTGAATTAGAGCCGTGCGTGTGGATGACTGCCAAAGCCGTCAAAGGTCAAGCGTTTCGCATTGAGTCTATGCTTACAAACTACGGGGCACTGTACGATAAGTTACCTATCAGTGCATACGTGTGGAAAGAAGTAACTGACCCGCTACCACTAGATTTTTTACAGATATGGGACTGCCTGTCTTATGACATGGCTGTGATTGAGAAGTCTAATCTACGTGGTCTTAAGGTTAAGTTCTTTGGTAAGGATAAACAGTTTCACTTTGGTAATTATTTGTTCACGATTGACTTTGCCAGTCCTGATGCTAACCGTTTGGACACTAGCTTTAGTGAAGGCGTTGAAGAGCACAAGTCGTACAACTTTATTAAGCTAGACAATGGACAGTTTGCGTGTCAACCTAACAACAGATGCCTGTGGTATGACGTGTCACTTGTGCCTGCCGTACTTAAAACACCTGACTTCAAGATACCAACCGAGGTGTATAGCGTAGAGAACCATGCCAAGTGGACTGCAAAAGATGAGTGGTTTTATAACTTTGAAGAACTAAGAAAATGAAACCCAAGAAACCAAACCATGTTCGAGTGCTTGATTACGACGGCATGACCCAACAAGAAGTTGCAGATGAACTAGGCATTACAAGAAATGCAGTGCAACAGATTGAAAGGCGTGCTTACAAAAAAGTTAAACGCGCTTTAGCAAAAAAACTTAAACACATTACAGATTTATTATGACCCCGCAAGAACAACAGAGAGAACAACGTGAACAACGAGAACGAAAAGATAGAGAACGAAACGATTAACCACAACCAAAAGAGGAAAAAACAAAATGAGCATTGAAACAGTAACAATCAATAAAGAAAAACCAAGCCTGATGATTGCGACACCTATGTACGGTGGTATGTGTACAGGTAACTTCATGGTTGGTGTACTACAGACTATTAACAAAATGCAGTCTATTGGGGTGCAAGTTTACTTCGTACAGATGGGCAACGAATCGTTGATTACCCGTGCACGTAATGAGTTGACACGTATCTTCTTAGAGAAGAACTTTGATTACCTAATGTTCATTGACGCCGACATCGGCTTTGATGGGCAAGCAGTTGCTACTTTAATGGCGGCAGATAAAGACATTGCTTGCGGTATCTACCCTAAAAAAGAAGTTGACTGGGTTGCAGTTGAGAAGGTAGTTGCTCAAGGCAAGACTACAGGGTTGAAGGATTACTCAGGTGCTTTCGTATTAAACTTTGCGCATGAGCTAGGTCAAGAACTACATACAGACGAGTCAGGTTGTATCGAAGTGCGCCACGGTGGTACGGGCTTCATGCTTATCAAGCGTAAAGTGTTTGATGATTTAGCCGACAAAGTCCCTACATACAGACCAAGCACCGTTAAAGATGCTAACGGTAACTACCTCAAACCTGAGACTAAAGAATACTTTGCTACAAGTATTGACGAATCAGGTTGCTTGTTATCTGAGGACTACCACTTCTGCGAATTGTGGCGTAAGAATGGTGGCAAGATATACGCTAACCCATTCATTAAGTTAGAACACGTTGGCACATACATCTACGGTGGCGACATCATTAAAGCGGGTGGTAATCTTAAATGAAGTTAATTATTAAAAAAAATGATGAAGTTGTTTTTGAGTTTGAGCTATCAGACGAGCAGATACACATTGCAGAAGAGTTAAGCATACCCCTAGAAACATATCTAATTGAACACACAAAAATAAAACTAGCCGAAAGAAGAAATAATGAGCCTACCTGACATTCACCTAGCTACCGACGGAGACCTGAACTATGCCCTCTTTAAGCATAATGATATTGTTAGCAACGCTGTCCGCAGTGGTGGCTATGAGGCTGAGCTTCAAGAGTTATCGAACAACATTTTGGTTCAACACACTGACGGCATTGTTATTGATGTTGGTGCTAATTTGGGAAGTTATGTTATCCCTCTCGCCAAGCGAAACGCTCATCTACAGTTTGAAGCTTTTGAGCCACAACGTATTGTCTACTACCAACTATGTGCCAACATATTTTTAAACAGATTAAGTAATGTATATGCGCACCAGTTTGGTTTGAGTAATGAGCAACGTGTTACTAGCTACGTCTTACCCGACTACTCTGCAGAAAACAATATTGGCGCATTCAGTATTGACTTTGATACGCGTGCCAAGGACTATGAAGTTAAGACTGAGGGATACACAGAGCGCATGCGCATCATACCGCTTGACTCCATGCAGTATGAGAAGGTTCGACTAATTAAGATTGACGTAGAAGGGCATGAGCTTTCTGTGCTACTTGGTGCTGAGCATACGCTGTCTGAGAACAACTATCCACCAATTATTTTTGAAGCGTGGACATGGAAGTTCCCTGAGAAGCGTGAAGCGTTATTTAGTTATTTAAAAAACTTGGGTTACGAGATTACCGAAATTGGTCAAAACAATTTGGCGGTGAAAAAATGAAAGTTAAATGGTCACACTCAGGGCTTAAAGACTTTGAGGGTTGTGCTAGGCGCTACCACGAAGTTAAAGTGTTGAAGAACTATCCGTTCACAGACACTGTGCATACGCTGTATGGTAAACAAGTACATGAAGCGGCTGAGCATTATGTACGAGATAACGTACCACTACCCAAAGAGTTTGAGTTTGTTCAGCCCACGCTGGATGCACTTAAGAAGAAAACAGGTCGCAAGTTATGTGAGCTTGAGATGGGTGTAAAGGAAGACTTAACACCCTGTGATTTTAAAGACCCTGATGTATGGGCACGTGGTGTAGCCGACTTGGTAATTATTGATGACGATGGACTCAAGGCTAAGGTGGTGGATTACAAAACGGGCAACGACAGATACCCTGACATAGACCAGTTAATCCTGATGTCTTTGATGGTGTTTGCTCATTTCCCACATGTACGCCAAGTTAACTCTGCTCTGATATTCGTTGTGAAGAACTCCATCGTTACGCAAACGATGACCGTAGAGGAGAAGGATTTCCACTGGTGGCGTTATCGAGAGAGGGTAGCCAAGCTTGCACAATGCATGGACAATGACGTATGGAACCCGACGCAAACACCGTTATGTGGTTGGTGTCAGGTAAAGAGTTGTGAATTTAACCCCAAGCACTAGGAGATAGACATGGCAACAAAAAGAGATTACAAGACAGAATACGCTAACTACGACGGCACAGAAGTCGTTAAGAAGAAGCGAGCACAACGCAACAAAGCACGCCGTATGTTGGAGCGTGAGGGTGTGGTGCACAAGGGTGATGGCAAAGACGTAGACCACAAGAAGCCGTTAAGCAAGGGTGGTACAACAACTCGCTCAAATCTCAAAGCCGTACCAGCCACCGCTAACCGCTCATACAAACGCAAATCAGATGGGTCGATTAAATAATGGGTATAAGCGATGATGACTACGCTAAAGCGCTTGAGAGATTTAGGCAGGTATACAACACCCCTTTAGCTTCGGTGTCAATACCTGAGCCGATTCAACAAACAATCGGCTATAAGCCGTTGCGAGAAGAAGACCTCAAGCATGAAGCTATGCAAGCACCTCTTTCTTCTTTGGCGGATATGTGGCTAGCACGTTGGGGTTCTCAATGGGTTGCTGAACAAGAGTTTATGGATGATGACTTTTGGCGGTTGACTTTGATTAGATTAGTTGGCGCCAACAAGTTAGAGAAGCACACGTTTGTAAATCAGTACCACTGCGTATACAGGATTATTGAATAATGCAAATAATAGAAAACAAAGCGTTGCTTTTTAAAACTCGCAACCCTGACAAGTACAGCGTTATACCAAGAAGCAAGATAGTCAGCGAAGATAATGGTACGTATGAAGTAGCTGTGTATTGGGGGCTAGACGAAACGCGTGTGCTCCGCAACCTAGGTGTTAAGAACTTGACGTCGCCCATTACTGCAAAGTATGGTTGGCCCGGTCGGCACAAGCCGTTTGCACATCAGATTGATACATCATCTTTCTTGACGCTACACAGACGTGCCTTTGTGTTCAACGACCCAGGGACTGGCAAGACTTTCTCAGCGCTATGGGCGGCAGACTACTTGATGAAGCTCGGGCATGTACGACGTGTATTAATTCTATGCCCTCTGTCAATCATGCACGACGCGTGGATTAGTAGTGTTGGTAAGAGCATCATCCACAGGTCTGTAATTGCGGCACACCATACGCAGGCATCACGTCGTATTGAGATGGTTCAAGGTGACTACGAGTTTGTGGTGGTCAACTACGATGGCTTGAACTTGATTGCTGAAGAAATTGTTAATGACGGCAGGTTTGACCTAGTGATTGTTGATGAGGCAAACGCATACAAGAACTCAAGCACCAAACGGTGGAAGTCGCTTAACAAGATTCTTAAACCTGACACTATGTTGTGGATGATGACGGGTACACCTGCATCGCAGTCGCCTGTTGATGCATACGGTTTAGCTAAGCTAGTTAATCCTACTGGCGTGCCTAAGTTTGCTACTGCATGGCGTGACAAAGTAATGAACAAGATTACAAAGTTTAAATGGGCACCGAAGATTAATGCACAACAAGATGTGTACGACGCGTTGCAACCTGCGATTAGGTATACAAAAGAAGAGTGCACCGACTTGCCACCAGTGCTTACAGAGACACGCGAAGTGCCGTTGACACCGCAACAAGTTAAGTATTACAGAATGCTTAAGGAGCGCATGCTAGTGCAGGCTGCAGGCGAAACAATCTCAGCGGTTAATGCCGCCGCAGGCGTTAGCAAGCTGTTGCAGATAAGTGCAGGTGCGGCGTATACCGACGATAAAGAAGTTGTGGAGTTTGATTGCGCACCACGCCTCAACGTGTTGCTAGAAGTTCTTGAAGAGACTAGCCGTAAGGTTATTATCTTTGCACCGTTCAGACACAGCATTGAGACTATCTCAACCTTTTTAATAAAGCACAATGTTGAGTGCGAAGTTATTCATGGTGATGTTGGTGTTAACAAGCGCACTGATATATTCAAGCGTTTCCAAACTACTGATAAACCTAAAGTTTTAGTTATTCAACCACAAGCAGCATCACATGGTGTAACATTAACAGCGGCGGACACTGTTGTCTTTTATGGACCAGTTATGTCTGTTGAAACCTACTTGCAGTGTATTGCGCGTGCCGACCGAATTGGGCAGAACTCAACAAACGTCACAGTGATACACTTACAAGGCAGTGAAATAGAGAAGCGTATGTTCAAACAGCTTGAGAAACGTGTTGAAGGACACGACCTCTTGTTGAGCCTGTATAGGGATGAAATTATTTCCTAAGAAAAACCCTATGTTGGGTTGAACACCCGTCTCTAATGATGTAAAATACTTTACAAAGGAGCAGAAAATGCCAAACGAAGAGGATGTAATACCGCTAGATAAACTAGCACGTGTGTATCGTAAGATATACACAAAGGTTCAAGAGCTTACTCTCACCTACGAGACACAGCTTGAAGAGCTTAAAGCCAAACAAGATGAGATTAAAAGCGCCATGAAAGACCAAATGTTGGCGTCAGGTATCAACTCGGTTCGCACCGATGAAGGTACTATAATTTTGTCTCAAAAGACTCGCTACTACACAGACGATTGGGATTCATTCAAGCAGTTTGTTGTGGAGCATGACGCGTTAGATTTGTTTGAGAAGCGCATAGCGCAGAAGAACATGTCAACGTTCTTGGAAGAGAACCCAGGGGTTGTACCCGCAGGTTTGAATTCTATGTCTGAGTATGCAGTAACCGTTCGTAAACCAACTAAATAAGGAATCATAAACATGGGCGAATTAGCCAACTTTAATGCATCACAAGCACCCGCATTTGCACGCAAGGGTGAACTATCAACACTAGCCAAGAGCCTTACAGGTGGAGGTAGCGGTGGTGGTAGCAAGCGTATCTCAATCAAAGGCGGTGTATTCCGCTTGGTGGCTGATGGTAAAGAGATTACTTCTATTGACGACCGCCACCTTGATGTGGTTATTGTTAATGCGGCACCAAAAATTAGCCGTACATTCTACGCAGGTCAATACGTTGAGGGCGAGACAAAAGGTCCTGACTGCTGGTCAGCCAACGGCGATACACCTGACGCATCTATTGAAGAACCACAGGCACACGACTGCGCATCATGCCCAATGAACGTTAAGGGCTCAGGTCAAGGCGAATCAAAAGCATGCCGTTTCTCTCAACGTTTAGCAGTTGTATTGGCTAACGATGTTGCTGGTGACGTAATGCAGTTGACCCTAGCCGCAACATCTATCTTCGGTAAAGAAGACGGAGACAAGCGCCCTCTACAAGCCTACGCTCGTTACTTAGCGGCGCAGAACATTAACCCTGAGACATTGGTTACCCGCTTACGTTTTGATACAAAAGCCGCGGTGCCTAAGTTGTTTTTCCAACCTGTTCGTTGGTTAGAAGATGACGAGTACGCTATTGCGGTTGATAAAGGTCAAACACCTGAGGCTAAGATGGCAGTAACAATGTCAGTTTCTAAACCTGCTGACAAGCCGTTGCAGTTAGAAGGCGCTAAGCCAGCTACTAAAGCTAAAGCCCCTAAGGTAGAAGCTGAGGAAGACGAAGTTGTGGACGAGCCTGAGAAGCGTAAGCCTGCACCTAAATCTACTGCGGTGCCTAAGAAAGAGTCAAGCAATCTCGCTAAGACTGTTGATGAGTGGGACGACGAGTAATCAGTTTCGGGGGAGGCAGGCCGTTTAAGCCGTATAAGCCTAG